TTCCTGGATGGGCGCCAAGATTAGGGTCACCAAACGTGATTCTTTTTACCGAGCCGTTGTTCATAACAAAAACTTCACGAGTTTTTCTGCCGTGTCCGGGGCTGCCCTTAGATATTCTTCGGGGTTTATTGAGTGTTACTTCTCTACCTTTAAATTCAGCCATTATTTCCCTATTTTCTTCATAGCTGTGGTGTGTGCTTCACTGAAAGAGTCGCCGTCTTTCATGTCTTTTTTCATAGCTTTCATGTGCTCAGAGCTGTGGTGTTTTGAGTGTTTGGCTAGTCGTTTAGCTACCTCGCCACCGTTTTTATAATAAAGTCTCATGAGTATTTAGTTTTCTTTCTTTTATTAGGCATTACCGCACCGCAACCTCTGTGCATACTAGAAGAAACAGCCCCGCCTATATTAAAGCTTTGGATACGACCGCCCATATTTTTTCCTGCTGCTTCTATCTGAGCTGCAGTTGGGGCACCTTTATCGCCTTTATCACGCATACGTTCTCCGCTTCCTGCTTTTATGCGTTTTCTTTTGGCGTGGATATTTGCCCAAAGTCCAGGTTTAGCTTGGCCGCCTTTTTTCATGCCTTTTCTTACTTTTTTCAAATCAGCGCCAGTTATCTGGTCTCTCGGTTCGGCGACGGCTGCTAATTTTTTCTGTTTTGCGGAATAGTTACTTTTAGGCATGGTTACTTCCTTGGTTATCGTTTGCCACTAAAACTAGTGTTGTATTTCAAACCTTTGGTTGCTGCGCCGCCACCTTGAACAGTGCTTTGCCCTTGACCAAAAACTTTTTTGTATAGGGCATCTTTTTCCCGTACAGGTTTAGCTAGGTTAATCCTATCTGGCCCAGGAACGTTTACTGCTTTATACTTAGTCGTGTCTTTCATCAAGGTTTCCTTAGTTTTTCTTTCTTATACGTAACATTTCCACCATGACCGTAGTTATACTCACCACCGTCCCGCATTTTTTTCGCTTTACCACCCATATTCATTTTTTCGACTTTACCGCCGTAATTAAATGTCTTCTTGTACACGCTAGTCTCCTTTCGTTGCTGTATCGGATGATCGAACATCTTTCAATATCTGACCATACGTTCTATTGATATCGCCTTGTGCTTTTAGCAAGGCTTCTTCTCTATCTTGAGCAACTTTCATTTCTGCAATGGACTCTTGTGATTTTATTTTAGCCTGATCTACCTCTGCCCGTAAAGTATCTCCCTGAGCTCTTTGCGCGATTTCTTCTTTCTTAAGTTCTACTATTGGGTCCATTTGAGCATTTTTCTGGGCTTCTATCATAGCTTGAGCTTGGCCTGTAACTTCTTGAGTTGCAGTTGCTGCGGCTAGTGCTATTTCATTCATAAGTTCTTGAGCTTGCTCTGGAGGCATTTTCTGTATTTGATCAAGCGGTGGTAGTTGTTGGCCTAGAGCTTGTTCTATCTGTTGTTTGTACAACATTGCCTGATGCTCTTGGATATTAGCTTGTATAGATTGGAGTGCTACTGGATTTTGCTGCATTATTGGATTTTGTAGGAAAGCACTGTGTGCTGCTATATACGCATCGTGGTTTTGAAATTCAAACGCCTTAATAGGTTGTCCTACTATTGCTGCTTGTTGTTCACTAACAGGGTCTTGTGGAGCAACTTCTGGCGGAGGCGGTAAAATTAGTTCTATATTTTTAACTTCTAATGCCTCGTACATTCTTCTATAGGCTTCCCGCAAATTATGTATTTCTGGGGCAGCTTGCGCCATCTGTAGTTCTTGTTGTGCTAACATTACACGTTGTGCCATACTAAATATATTAGGGTCACTGACTGGTATAATATCTACTCGATCGTCAAAATCTGATTGTTTTACTTCTTGGCTAGCCCCTGTCACTGCGTAGGGATAGGTCGGGGGAAGTGATCGAGCAAAAACACTGGCTAAAAGCCTAAATTCTTTCTTTTGTGCGAAATGTAAACGTTTGTGTATAGCGGACATTACTTTTGTGCCACGTTCTAGCATCGCTACTGTTGTGCCTACTGGAAGTTGTTGGCTACCAATATCACCAACTTGCATATCGGCTATGTTTGCAAACCGTCTGCCAGAATCAATGAGCACACCTAATAATTGGCTAAGTGCCGCACTAGGTTCTTTGTAGGGTAATGGCATCAATGCGTCTCTGATTGTTCCTCCTGGAACATCAACATCCCTAAATTCTCCTGGACGCAAAGGTTCATCTTCACCTTGTACTCTCATACCCCGTGCTTTAAATCCTGCCGGTAGGTTGCTAAGAGTTCCGGCATCAATTAACTGGCGTAGTATTGACGTAGAAGCTTTAGTTAGCCCTCCAATCATGTGGATTAAGCCAAAACCGTAAAACCCAAGTCCAGGAAGAAACTTATAGTGTATGAAATATTCTTTTTTACGGAATAGTTTATCGCCTTCTTCCCAATTCCGCCTTATTGAAAGGATTTCTCCTGAATCTTCGAGAATAGTTACTATATAGGGTACGGCATAATCATACTGATCTATGTCGTCTAGTTCTAAATTAACGTGGAGTTCTAGTAAAGTGTATTCATCGTAGTCGCTGGTAGGCTTACTTAATCCTTGCAACTCGTCCATTTTGTCTTTTGCATCGTCTAAACTGACTTCTCCGGGGCTACCAATCTCAATATCCCGATAAATGCCGTTTATTTGCATTTTTCTGATGTCATTTCCCGTCATATTGAGTATATGCGAGATTCTTTGGCTAGTTTCTAGGTTAGTCGTTTCATAACTGACGACTAAATCTTCCGCTTTTACAAAAGCCGACGTAGCACGACCTAATAATGCGTCAAAATACACCTTTTTAAAGGCACTCCCCGCCAAAGGAAGGTAGAAAAGCAAACTATCCATGTCTGGGTCGTATTCTTCCATGACTTCGGTAATTTGATAGTTCATAAACTCCTTAACACGCTGACATTGTGCCATCGTTTCCGGAGATTCCGCCCCTACTATCTTAGTATTGACTGGTCCATTGGCTGGAAGCAATTCTTTATAGGCTTGGGCTTGAAATTGTGTCGCTGCTTCCGCAAGGAGTGGGTGAGTTACCCCACTTGCGCCTGGAAAGGGCATTTGACGTTCTTCTGTTTTTATGCCTAGTAGATCTAACCCATCAGCGAATGTGGTTAGCCATTCATCACGGGATTCTTTGTCTTCTTCGAACGCCGCTACTAGCTCATTTGATATTGTTTTTAACGTACTTTCATCAAGTACATTGGTAAGATTTGCATTATGTTCATTATTTTGGGGGTCGGTAGGCTCTGTCATCGGTAACATTTCACCGTTTTGCCCTACCTGAAACTCAACCCCACCAGCTGTAGGGTCTTCTTCTGGAAGTTCAACTATAAGCTCGTCTTCCTCTTGTGGAAATAGAGAATCACCTTGGTTGGGAAATCTTTGTGCTTCTATAGCCATAGTTTTTCAGTTCCTATCCTTCAATAATAACTCATTTTCTTTTTATATAAAATTTCTTCTTCGTAATCGCTAGGCAGCTTAATAAACCCACCTTGCCTAAATCGCATTAAGGCTTGAGTTGTAGAATCTACTAAATCGTCATGGTCTCCCGAAGGAAATGCCGCACATTCTTCAATCACATCGTGTGCCCATTTTGTATCCGGATACCAAACCATGCCAGACTCAAATAGCGGAGAACAACTATTGACTCTAGCTACTTTATCACTGCCCTTTGATGGTGTAAAGTTTTGAACAGGAATTCCCACATTGCGTAACTCCTGAGTAAGCGGCATACCCGATGCTTTACCTTCAATAATTACTATATCAGGTTTATGGTGTTCGTACTGTTTAAACGCTTGGGCTTTAAGTTCTGGAAAATTATATCGACCTTTGACTACGTCTAATAAAATGATGTGCGGTGCGTCGCCGTTGTAAATTTCATCTCCACCTAAACGACCCTCTGGGTAAAATACTCCCCACGTAGTTATCGCAGAGTAATCTGCCATTTCGGATTTTAAAAATGCGGTGTCGTAACTTTGGATAAGGTATTCACATTTCGGTGGTTTTGCGTTCGGCCATTCTTTCCACCATTCGCGTTTAATTAGTGCGCCTTCCTCACTAGATGGGTTTTGCATGTATTGAGCGTGCCACTTTGGGCCACCCATTAAACTTGCTTTCACACTTTCTAGTTCTTCTATCTTCCAGTATTCTGGCCACAATGGTTTGCCGCTGGGCATTATAGCGGGAAGTTCGATTAATTCCCACTGATCTGCTTTTTTATCTCGTGCGGCGTCTTTAATTAATCTGCCCGTTAGGTCATTGAGGTTCCACCGAGTCATGACTATGACTATTGCTCCTCCTGGCTGTAATCTTTGGCGTGGGCCAGAAGTGTACCATTCATAGACATCGTCCATGGACTTTGGGTTAAGGGCGTCTTGCTCTGAGTGGGGGTCATCGATGATAAACAAATCTGCACCACGACCCGCTAGAGCACCGCCCACACCTGCAGCATAATACTCCCCCTTTAATTTAGGATTGTTAGTGTCTTGTGTTTCCCACTTACCAGCTGCTTTGCTGTCTGGGTTAATAGCTACGGAGTCAAATATTTTTTTAAAATCATCCATTAACATAGTGTCACGAATCTTACGGCCAAACTTTACCGCTAGATCTGCCGTGTGCGTTGCTTGTATGATCTTGAGCGACGGATTACGGCCCACTAAGTAGGCGGGAAACATATGGGACGCAAATTCAGACTTCGTGTGCCGTGGTGGCATGTTTATGATTAAACGTTTTACTTTGCCTGTAGCAATACGGTCGAAGGCTTCTGCCATAGTTTTATGGTGAGCACCTTGTATAAATGAGGGCCATTGGCTTTTAACAAAACTTAAAAAATCAGTTTGACAACTGTCTACTCGTTCAAGTTCCTTCAACCTTTCAGCTAGTTCTAGATGTTCTTTTAATAAATCTTCGGGAAGTTGTTCTAACTCTTCGCCATTCGTCATGTAGTGATCCTAATACTTGAGATTCATTAAGGGTTTTTTATACACAGCACCGCCACGGTTAAACACAATAGTTTGAAGTGCTTCGCTAATTTCGGGCGTTAGCGTAATTTCTAAAAATCTATTTTTATTATCGTCTACTGTTTCTGTCGGGTTTAGTTTGATACCGTATTCAGCTTCTATGCGTTTGATGCCTTCTAGTGTGCGTTGTTCGTACATTGGCCCGAGTGCTTCAGGTTCTTTGCTGGGAGAAAAAACGTCAGTGTATCTGCTAGGGGTGTTGATCTCCGTAGATGCTTCAAGTTCTGGTGTGTACTCATCTCTAAACTGTTGTGCTCTAGCGGGCACTATCGGTTGACCTGTTTGTTTTGCCACAGAATAATCATTAATAGGAAAACGAATTTTTTCTGCACCTACCTCTACCGCATCGTTAATAGAAGTTTTCATATGCAAGGGGAACCATTCCTTGTGAAGCGGGGGCGTGTTTGGGACTGGTTGATCTAGCTGTTGAACTCTCACCATTTGACTCAATTTCGGAATGTATTTAGCGTTGGCGTCGTCAGTTGCGAGAGACACAGCAAGCTGACGTTCATTAACGGATGCAGTTGATTGAAAGAGTGTTTGCATTTGGTCTGCTGGTATTAAGGGGGTTAACTTTTCTACGTGGTTTACCTGCTCTGCAATATAGTCTCGGTATTCTTTAACTACGGCGTTCCAATCATCTAGGGTGTTTCCGTTCCTCTCAAGCGTTTTTAAAAAATCTTCGCTAGTTGGTAGCCCTTGCGGTACGCCAACGTCTACCGTCATTTCTGCGTGGTTTACTACATCTATTTCATAAGGATCGTCTAGGTATTTTATTATATCGTCCATGGGAGCTGCCCCCTCGCTTATGGACTTATATCCTTCCTTATCGAAACGCGGTAACATTGAGTCTATTACGTCAGGACTTAAACCAGTTGTTCCTGGGTTAGCGGCTTCTAATGCTTTTCTTCTTGATGTTCCCATGCCATAAACACCCGACTGACCTTCCGCTGCGACGTACGTTTGTACTCCGTCTATATCGTAAACTCCTGCACGAGTAGTGAATATGCGGTTAGCTGAATTAGAATAATCACCGCTAGTGTTGTTAATGTCATACGTGTCCCGTAACTGGTTTCCCACACTGACTTCTGTATGTCCTGGGTCATTGAATAATTTACCTTGGTTGGGGGAGTGGATAGAAAAACTTCTTTCTGTGTATCTATCCGGGTTTACAGTTTCTAGTGCGGTTAGTGGATTAGGGTAGGGGTTGGTAGTTGGTATGTTAGGCATAAATTCACTGTAGCTAGAGCCAGATCCAACCCCTCTGTATTCATCATAAGAAGTATCATTCATGTAGTTTTCTTGTATAGTAGGTTTATTCGTACCTATATCGTCTAATAATTCTTGTGTTGTTGCTTTTGATCCACGGAGATCAGGGGAAACCCACTCATCTAATTGATTTCTTACGGTTGTTCGTATTTCTTTTGGGGAATTAGATACGGTACTGTTTATAAACTCGTCAACATTGTAGGCTTTAGCAGGATCAGGAAAGGCTGGGTTACTGAGAAGTTGTCTTTCTGCGTTAGTCTCATAATTAAGCCTGCCTTCTCTAAGTGCATCATAATTTACGGTGTCTTGAGACAGGTAGTTACCTTCTTCGGGAGAGTAATATGCATCTGAAACTGCTTGGTCGCCTGTATTTGTTCTCATAACTTTTGTAGGCGATGCTTTAAGTCCTCTTTCTAGTGCTTTTTTGATAGGTGTGATAGGTACAAAGGGCAACGCACTTAATCCTACCATCGCGGCTCCGAGTTTCGGTTGCCCATGTTTCATCATGTGCTCGCCTTCTCTAGCCCCCTGTACATCTCCAAATCCTGGGATAAATTCAGAAGCAAAGGTCAAGTTTCTCGCTACTTGGCCTGTATAAAATGGATCATCAAGTGCTGTAAGGATAGGGATATTATGTTTGGTGGCAAAACTGCCTATGCCTAGCATCGTGTCTTGTAAAAAAGCTCTTTGTTCTTCTAACGGCGAAAGATCTGCTTCCTTATACACAAAAGGCGTATTTTCTGGTGTGGTTTCTGTAGCCATAAAAAATTTGCCAAAAAAATTTAGGGGAGTGCCTTTGAGTTTATCTAGTGTAGTTCAAGGGTCTAAAAAAGTAAAATCTTATTCCAATGTCTGTGGAAAACTTACCCTTTAGCCTATATAGTAAACGTTAGCGTATAA